CTGGTTTACTCGCGAATGTCTAAGGATCAAGTATACGACCCTTGCATATTCGAGCCCGCTAGTCCACCGTCCCTTATGGCGGTGGCTCCTAGCGTGGCTGGCATAGTCGATTGGGGCTTGACAACCCCAATGGCCGTGCTCACTGGAACCCTAGGTTCCATCCAAGTCGCGCCTCTCGGCGCGCCCTGCTCGGGACGCCCGTCCCTGAGCCAAGAGGGGGCCGTGGACCAAATCCACGCCCGTAGGACGATCCCCCAAATCGCCCGTCCTCATATTCGTTTCAAGTCCACGAACGACGTACCACGCACATTCATCATATCCATTGGTAGGCTGCTTGAGAACGCACGCACACTCTACTCAATGATGATGCATCATGCTGATCTTGGACACACGACGATGGAGGACGCTGTCGCCAGAACGCTTGGCGACTTAGGCTTACGCCCAGCCAATCACCGTAGGAATGTGTACGGTGCTGGCGCGAGGTTTGGGGTTGGTTCCGCTGTGTCAAGGTACACATCCACATCGGTCCTGTGCGCGTCTGACGACCGCCCTGACCTCGGCTGCTCGACGGGTGAACTACTACCACCAACGCTCTGGAAGATCGACAATCCCAACATGTCAATCCAAGATGTTCTCATTCGAGTTCATCCGAGCGTTCTCGAACAAAACGGCTTGACAACCGTTGCATTCCGTGGTTCACCCTACGTCACACGACACCAAATCGAAGCATTCGAGGACGGACCTGTGTACAAGCCGACCGGGCAAATCGTTGCCAACCACGAGGCTCGCAAGCAACTCTCACTACAGACCGTCACCCAAACACCCGTTGAGTATGTCCTTGAAGACGTGCCCGAACGTTGGGATGATCGGATTATTAAAGAGAAGCTTGAATTGCCCACGCACGATGCCGAGGAGGCCCTGGCTGACGACAACTTCGGTAAGATTTTTGATCCTTACTCCACGCTCGTCCAAGGGCCAAGTACCTTCGTTGAGGCCGCCCGAAAGAACGCCCCAACAGCGGAACGTATCACTGTTCCTGTTGCTCCAACCACCACGCCTATCGAAACACCCAAGTGTGTCCACGTCGACCACGAGAACCCCCTACCGAAGTACGTTGTCAGGGGTATGAGGTCTGCACTCCAAGAGATCAGGTGGAAAGTGATCACCAAGGCGGATGGGCACGGCCTGCTAACTGCAGGCACTGCCCGTCACAATGACATCACTGTCATATTCCGTCCTCGGCTCACATTCTTACTAAATCAACGTGCAGCAGACCTCCTCGGCGATCGTGGGCGTGAGCGCAACCTCTCCCGCAAAGAGTTGGTTAGCTTGCTCATTCGTGGGTGCATCGAACCACATCCCGGCCCTATCAACCCAGGGCGAGGGCGTGGCCGTGGTCAGCAAGGGTTCAAGCGAGCGATTGGTCAGGTTATTGGGCCAAGACAACAACCTCCGCAGAGGATCGTCTTACCCGACACCGAACCAAGTGCGACCATCTCCAATGATACAAGGCCTCCGGAAGAGGCCTGTGTCCCACCTTCTGCTGAAGCGCCGCAGACCGTGGTTCGCGACATCATGCGGGGAGGTGACTCTCCTATTGGTCAGAGGTTTAGTCCTGGTACAGTTACTAGACCACAGATCGATTTGAGACCACCACCTCCCGTTGACGTTGTGCAAGAGATGACGTACGTGTCCCAAGAGCACCGGGCACTCGTTGCAACGCTTGAACTAATGCGAGCACAGGACTTGCATGCGGCCAGAGACGGTGTAATCGCGTTCAACAAAACCGATTACTCTCGGGTCCACCGTCGGATCTGTTCTCTGATCCTACAGACTCTGCCGCCTGATACATCGCAACACCTACCGCACGCACCACCCGAAGCGTGTGAGCCCCACCCACTCCCTGCCCCAACGCCTGATGACAACGGTATCATCGTGCCAATCGCGCCGGAACCCGTCGACAGCCCAGTTGTGATCCCCATCACTTCTGAGCCCGTTGCAACGGTCGATCCACCGCCTGTTGTTGTCCCCATCGCGCCTATCGGAGCACCGATTGTGGTTGATGCCAATGTTGATCCTCCAGATCCTCCGGTACCTCCAATCGTTCCCCAAGCTGTCTTAGGACATGCCCCGGTAGGCCCCCCACCTGTCAACCGTCCGGTCGGTGCTCCATCATTCATCAATTTCATCGACCTGTTCTTCGTCATGCGAGGTCTCGCCATGATCGCAAGACGTATCATGTTCTCAACATCTTTGACTGCAAGCACACCACCCACTCGCAGACTTGAGAACATTGATAGGCCTACGGCTGACAGCGTTTGGATTCGTGAGGTCCTCCCAATGGGCCAAACGTTTGATGAGATTAGGCGTTACGAACAGCAAGGAGTGAGCATAGGGCCCCCCTCGTGCCCCAGAGGTTGCCCCCACACTGCATGTGTTTTCAAAGAACTGTTTCGGGCACGTGTCGAAATGAAGGCTGGCTCCATCGCGATTCTCATCAAACGCATAGCCAACTACACTACGATACAGAAGAGAGACATATCAATCATTGCCAGTGGTTTGAGCGTTGAACCCTCACACCTGACAAGGTTGGTTTTGTACGAACACCGTTTGAACAGGCATGCTCTGCTTGTTATAGCGGGTCTCAATTCCGATGCTCGCCGCATACAGTTGGCTGAAAGGTTCTCATATGCAGGTTGGCGGCGCACCTCCAACTTCGTCCTCACTACGAGGCCGAGTGTGCGCTGGATGTGTTGGCCATTACTCGTGGCTTTCGCAAACACACTCAAGAAGCCGGATTGACTATCTAACGGCCTCTTCCTCGTTTGGGATGATGTTATCAACAACTGGCCAACCGGCCACTACCCTGGCGTATACCGTACTGTGACAAAGTGTCTCAAGAGTGCATCAACAGATAATGTTGACCCTCTCCACACCATCACAAAGTACGAGGGTAGTTGCTTGCGCCGCAAGATAGGAGCGACACTTGTCGGACCCGTTTGTTCAAACGTCCACGTCGTTGCAAATTGCCTGTGTAACTTACAAAATGCACTGGCTTTGAGGCACGGCGTTAAGCAAGTGCCTATCTTACGTAGTTGCTCCATCGTGGAAGCAGCTATTGCGGCACACGCACGGTCGGTCGCCAGTATCCTCGACCTCACCTACTTCTCCCCTGAGGACCCATGGCTAAATGCCTGGTCTCAACCAAAGCGCGATGCGATCACCCACTCTGTAGCAACTGAGATGCCTCAGCCAGCTATCGTTCGTGGGTTCGTCAAGATTGAAGTGATCGTCAAACAGGACGAAGAGCCACCTGCTCGATCACGTGCCATCCAAGCATACGGCAACCTGGCTACTCAAGAATGTTTTGCACGAGAATTCACTTGCTTACAAAAGGCAATTGGTTCAGAAAGCTTCATTGAGTACGCACCGGGGATTACCGTAACGTTTGGGAGTGGTCTCAATCAGGACGGCATCGCAAGCTGGGCGCGGGAAGCTGAGGCGAGGATTGGGGGTTGTTGCGTTTGGTGGGAGCGTGATGGGAAGACGTGGGATGCCACGGTGCAAATAGGCCATTACAAGTACAAAGAACCGTACTACCGCCTATTCCCTGGTCTGGACAAGTTTGCAAAGCAGTGTCTTACGGTCGTTGGCAAAGCCAGGAGAGGTGATGACAAGTATACTTGGTCCCTCTCCGGCACCGTCAAATCCGGCCACAACGACACATCACTTGGAAATGGTATCGTCAATGCCGCCATCGCAGCTTCAACGCTGCATGATGGTGGCTACATTGGCCATATCATCGTCAATGGTGATGACATGCTTGCTGCTGTTGGTCGCCCGGTTGAGCTTGATAAGTTGTTGGCGATTGAAAAAGAATATGGAATAAACCCTGTTGCTGCTGTACATGATGATGTATCGAGTGCCAGTTTCTGTTCCGGTATTTTCTTCAAAACGCCAACAACTCTCATGTACTGTCCCAAACCGGGCCGACTTCTTGCGAAATTGTTCTGGACGTGTCACCCGCCAGGTAGAAAACGTCACGACAACTTTGTGCATTCCATTTGTTGTGGTGTCAGATCCATGGTTGGAGAGTTGCCAATTATCCGGCCATGGATCGATGCCGTCGACAAACGTTTGCGCATTAAAGAGGATCAACTCGATCCCCTGGTTTACCGTGAAAAACGCTTTCTACACCTGGCCTCCGACACTCGGAAGCCACCCCGTGAGGATCTAATGGTATGCATGCGTGCTAGGTACGCATTGAGTGAGGAGCAGATCATTGAAGTTGAAGACTTTCTTGTCAACAACTGCACGCCGGGCCTAGTCATCCACCCAACTATTGCACACATCATCAAGGTTGATCTAGGTGACTTCTATGACCCGGCCGCAAACTGATATGGCTGTCTCTCCTCTTGTTACTCCTATACCGCAAGAACTTTTGACACACGCTCGTGCAAACGGTGTTGAACCGGATGCGCTCAAGTGGGTTGTCAAAGCGTTACATCCTCCGGGGCCTTATGCACCCGCTCAATACCCAGATGAGTCGACACTCTGTTCGACTTATCCTGAGTACCGCGAACTCCACGACATCGCAGCTCCCGCGGGCCTGACCACACCAACCTGGGATTGTGTGATCATCAAGTACCCTGGCAATGCCACTGGCGCTGGATACCTCACGGGTCCAGCGGGCACGGACTTCCGTTCGACTGTACCACTGCCCGGAGTCGCTTATGGCGGCTTCTCCATCCAAAGCAATGTAGAGTCTGACGTCGTCCAAACCCGCACAACCAGTGGCGGGGCCGTCTGGGCCGTAGGCCAACAAGGCCTCTATACCATGCCACTTGTGGCACAACCATCCCTCTGGAGGAAGACAGCGAGTTCCATCACTGCATATCTCAATGCCGCTGCCGTTTCAGACCAAGGTATGGTTTATGCTACTCAAGTCGGCAGGTATGGTGGTCCCGGTTCACTCCGATCCGGCCTCCGCCCTCACTCCTCCGATCCAACCGCCAGGATACTCTATCGTGAGCACCCTCTACCACTCCCTCTCGAAGAAGGTGACATGGCCGCCACCGACCCGAAGTTGTACTCGGCACCAGCAAGACATGGCGCATACTTGCCCCTCAAGTATGCTGGCGATGGTGCGTGGGTTACCCCTGATTTCCCCCGTGGGGAATGTTTTGGGTCACCTGCGAACTTTTCCGCCTCAGACATCGTCCATATCAATGTTGATCCCGGGTTCATCCAGAACCGAGTCAAGATGCTCAATCAGTATTTTGTCCCGGTAACCTGGTTGAATGACAACTGGGTCAAAGTGGCCAACTTCCCCGACCCCATCTCCGACCCGGTTGTCGTACCTCCTGACACCGGCTTCGATGAATGGGGCACCGGCGTCATCCTCTTCCGTGGGTTAGACCCTGCCGCCACAATCACCATCCGCGTACATGACGTTATCGAACAGGTTCCTGCCGCCACCTCTCCATTCCGGCCCTTCGTCAAGCCACCCATCCTGCACTCACCCAAAGCACTCATGCTATACAGCCGGGTCCAACAAGCATCACCCAATGCCTACCCAGCGAGTTTCAACTCGTGGGGCAAGGTTTGGGATGTTATCAAGGACATCGCCCGTGAAGTATGGCCCGTTGCTAAGGCTGTGGCACCGATTGTCGTTCGTGCTATTGACAAGACCCCGGATGTGGCTGCCGCGATCCACACAAGGCCACCCCAAGTTGCCCAAGTCGCAACTGCTCGCGCTAAGCCGCGTGGCAAAGGCAAGGCCCGCTCGAAGAAACGTCTCATGATCAAGTCCTGATCTAAAACGGACTCTCACATCTGATCACCTGACACCAGTCACATGTGAGCTGAGAAATCGACATTCGTTTGTCCTCACTCATCAAGAGAGATTTGCACCCTTAAGGTGCACCCCGTGTTACCAAATGTATCAATCATTATCC